ACAAAAGTTTTAGTTTTTGACCAGGACCTAGTGTTTCTTGTGGCGATAATGATGGTAATAGTCAAGCAACACTAGGTCCTGGTACAAAAGTTTTAGTTTTTTCATCAAATTTCATTGGTTGAGTTGGTGCGCTTGTAAATTCACCAAATCCTTTACCCACTTTAACAATTAATTTTTGTGTATCAACATATTTTTTCATTCTAGTGTTACCTGTTATGAATATTGCCGCAGAATTAATTCTTTTTGCCGATAAAATATTATTGTAAGCTTGTTTAGCTGCAGGTGAAGTACTACTATCAATTGTAATTGTTACCGTACCTTCTATATTACCTTCAGAGTTAGTACTAGCTATAAATTGTTTTTCTAATTCATTTATTAAAGCGTCAAGTTTTTGTTTGTTGGGTATAACTACACTATTAAAAAATGAAGTAGTTTGTTCTGCGGTTGGTGGTGATTGTTGTGTATAATATGTTTTTTGACCAATATAGGTATCATACAATGGAGTAAAAGGTTGATTGAATTCTAATGGTAAATTATTATTAAAATAAAACCCTAAATTTTCAAAAGTTTTTAACGTATCTTCAGGAGACCCACCATTTCCTGTATCACTAGATAACTGTTCTTTTGTGGTTATTGTTTCAATAGTATACTCTAACTGTTCTCTTGATAATGTTTTTGAAGATATTGCTTGTTGAATATCATACAAATCGTTTGGTGATATTGTATAATATTTTTTGGCTAACTCGTATAAGTCATATTTTCTACATCCTGCGAAGAACGATTCTAAAATACTATCAATTCTAACTTTATTGGTTTCATTACCCAATACTTTATTAACAATAACATTTAAAACCGATGGATGGTCAACAACTATTTTCCAAGTTAAACTACCACTTCTAGTTGTACTTTTATAAGTATAAATTGGTTCTGGTCTACCAATGAATTCGTGAGGGTTCCAATTGGCTTGTACTGTTTCATTAAACGTTAAACCATATGGTGGGAACCACATAACTCTACCACCGTTTGGTCCTCTTTCACAAACAGGCAAATCAGACACTGAAAATCCTGGTGTGTTTGATGTTCTCCATGCTAAATTTTCTAATGAGAACATATATTTTTTAGCATAAGCAGTATTATAACTTCCAATTAAGTTAGTTGAATCTTGTCCACCTTCTTGTTTGTTTGGTGCAATGTTAAGATTGTACGTCTTATCTAACACTGAATATGAAAATCTTCTACCTTCAGTTACAATACCATCAGTTTTTTGAAGGTCATTATATTGAAGATATGGAACATCTTTTGCAAATACTCTACAGTATTCGGTTCCAACCTCTTGTCCAATATCTCCAGTATATTTTATAACTCTAGAACCTTTAGTCATTTCTTTATATCCATCGTGGAATACTTTACTGACTTGGTCTATAGCATTACCAACGTGTTGTAGTCTTTTACCGCCTTGTGGTTGACTGTCAATAATTCTTTGAGTATCGTCAAGGATTGACCCTTCTTTAAATTTTCTTTCGGTTGATTCAGTTGTGTTGTAAGACGATGGTTTAAAGTCTTGGTCTGGGCTCAAAATTAAACCACCAACACCTACTTTCTTACCAGCATTACCTTTATACTTTGGAGACACCCAAGTGAATCCTCCTTCAATACCACCACCATTACTATAGGTAGGTCCATTAGCACCTAAACGAATCTCTTTACTTGGACCCTCATATAGTTGAGCCAACTCAGACGGACCATAAACAGGTGATTGTTGTTCATTACCAAAAGCGTCTGCAGGTAACTCTCTACTTGGTGAGAATACTCTTGAGGGGTCTGATGTTGTTGAACCAACATAAAAATTTGCGTTATTTGTTTCGGTACCAACAATAGCACCACCTAATCTATCAAGTAAGGTTCTATCATAGTTTGGCTTATATCTGTTGTAATTTATGTTTTTCCATAAAATAGATTTTTGTCCCGCACCTGTATTGTTGTAAAATATCTGTGTACCTGTTTTACCCGCACCTAATAAATTAGAAACAAAGTTACCTATTGCAGCAATTGGATTAGCCAGTAAAGCCTGTCCAATTGTTGTTGGTTTAGGGGAGTTAATATTTGGGTCAAAATATGAGCCAGGTATTAATGAAAACGGAACAACACTTCCACCCAATCTAAGAGCAAAATCCGCAGCCGCGGTTAATGGATTTGATGGAACAGTAATTTGATAGTTAGGCTCAATTAACGGAACTCTACCTGTTAGAATATTAACAAGATTAGTACTACTATTAACATTTAAGAAATTGGCACGACCAATTGTTTCTCTAATAATTGCTCTACCAATTCTTTCTTGAAATTCTCTCTTAAGTGTTTTAGCACCTAGACGAACAATAAATGAATCTTGACTCAATCGTCCATTACTACCTTGTGGGTCTAACGTTAATAGTATTGATAATGGAGTGTAAGAAGAAGGATTAAATACCGATGGATAAGGTTGATTATTATATAATTGTCTTGCACCACCAGGAATTGAACTTGAGATGGTATCTGGTGTTGTTATATACTCACCAGCATCATATTGTTGTAACCCCCCATTACCAAAAGCATTAAGTGGTATCCAAGCAGGAGCAATAGTTCCAAATCCAATTTTAGATGCAATCTGTGCCTCATCAATTAAGTTAGCATCTTGCTGACCAGGCCCATATTCACCTTTATTTGATACAGTATTTAAGTTTCCACTAATATCAGGAGCTTGTTTATATCCTCCATCATTACCCCATTTATTAAGTGGGTATTGTTTGTCGGCATAGAAAGTTGTGTCAATAAGACCATCAGGACTATCTACAACCGATAAATCTGATTGAATAATTTCGTAAGTTGTAGGAGGCGTAACTTTGGTAGGGGACTTAGCGTAAGGTACTAAATTCCTCGTTATAAGTTTTTTTCTAAAACCTTCAGTGCTAATATAATCTAACGGACTACCCATTTATACTTTTCTTAATAAATAGGTTGATAGTGTTTTTTTATAATACATTTATCTTTTTTCAAGCTCTTTTGCTTTTTGGTTATAATATTCGTAAATATTCTTTTTAAACTCTTCAGATTCAAAGAATGTCTTAAATTGTTGTTCACTAACACCTGCAGGGGCTTCTACTTTGATAGTTATTGTACCACCAAAATCTACTTGGGAATTAACATTTGTTGTTTTTGTACTTGATTCTGTAGCATTTAAATTACTTCCTTTACCAAAAAATTGACTTCTTGTTAATGGTTCAACTTTTTGAGTTCCTGATATTGCGTTTTTATTAACACTTGTTGGGGTAATCTCTTTTTTACCTGTCAACATTTCTGAAGTATACTTTTTAAATTCTTTTTCAATACCACTACTTCCTGTTATGTTTTTATTAGTATTTTCTAATATATCTTTTAAAGCATCAATACCCTTAGTACCATATTCCGAAGCTTTATTTTTAACCTCTTCTTCAAGTTTTGCAAGTTTAGTTGAAAAATCAGCATCACTTATTTTACCACTATCTTTTTGTTTAAAAAGTTCTGACATTTTATTTACAGCACTATTAACACTTTTTGATATCTCAGCACTTTCAGGGACACTTTTGTCCACAGAATCGGTAACCGCTCTTGTAATTCTTCCAGCCCCTACAACATTACCTCTAATAAAAGTAGAACCTGCAACACCATACGTGGCCTTTGCTGCTCCGCCTGAAACCGCCCTTTCAATATTTTTTAAAACATCTAATTGACTTTTTTGAATATCCTCTAAAGTTTTTGGTGCATTTTCCTGTTGTTCTCTTAATTTCTCCATCTCTTCTTGGGTAATATCACCTAATCTTTTGGTTTCAATTTCCCCTGTCTTGTCATTTTTTAATTGAACGGTATATTCACCTTCTTTATTCATGGTAGCCATATTGGCTAAGAATTGTTTGTCTTCTTCACTATCAAACTTTAGAGACGGATTAATGTTAGAAACTCTCCTATCTAAATCAGCAGCTGCTAAAGCAGATTTACTTAATGTACCTCCAGCTAAACCAGCTTCTTTTTCCATTTCTCTTAAAATTAAAACACCTTGTGGATTAATTTTAAAAGTTTTAGTTTTTTCGTCAAAAACTGTATATTTTTCACCAACCCTAGCCAAACTGTTTTGTAATCCTGTTGGGTCGTTTATTGACTCATTCATTAAAGCAAAAGGGTCAGTTAAATTACCAACAGATACCCCTAACCTTTGAAAAGCAGCAGCCATATTAATCGCACCTTCAGGGTCAAGTACTTTATCTGCAAACGCAAATGTTTCTTTCATGTCAAATTTTAACATTGACGCTTGTGCCGCCATTTTAGCTAATCCCGCAACACCCCCATCAAATTGGAAACGATTCATTTTTTCCATATTTCCCGTAACATCCCCCATTACGGTTTTAGCGTTTAATCCAACACTTTGAATATATTCAATAGAACTTTCTAAGTTTGTACCAATTTGAGATACAGAAATACCAACACTATCAAATTTGTCAACTAAATCCTTTGTACTTCCACCCAATATTGTTGTTGCTGCATATAATTTACTAACTTGGTCTTCAGTTGCTATAACATTTCTTCTAGCCCCATCCGCAATACCAATCATAGTATTACCAACATCACTAATATCACCACCCAAACGAATAACACCAGCAGCTGCCTTTGCAACCGCATCATTCATTTCATCTAATCTGGTTCTACCTTGTAAGAAAGCATTATTTAATTTTTCCGCCTCATCGGTCATATTACCAATAGCGTCTAAAATTCGGTCCATAGGTTTACTTAAGTCCGAAAAAGCCTTTTCAAGGTCTTTCATACTACCTTTGTCATTTGGATTTGCCGTTGCCATAATTTACAATTAGTTTTATATATAAATAGAAGAAGGACTAAAATTTAGTCCTTCTTATTTTCTTCAATCCATTTATCCAACAAATATTTTCTTACAAATATTGGCATTTGATTAAAATCTTGATATGTTATTTTCATTAAATTATTCAGATAGTAAAATTCATCTATCTGACTTTTCCTATAGTTAGAAGAAAGGGCGAAAAAATTCGACCCCAAACCCAACATTCACTGTTAGCTTTTCTCCAGACGGGGCCATAATTGTTTTATTCATATCTAATCTAGGTTCATTTTCATTCATGAACTTTCTAACAAATTTTGAATCAGAGATTGGCATTGATTCAACAAATTTTGAGATAACAGCTTTATCAATTGAACCATCAACCTCAATAATTTCTTTTTGCATTCTCCAAGTAATTTTTGGTACAACTCTACCTTGTGGGTATGAATCAGCTAATTTACCAATCTCCAAAATTTCACCATATGTTAATGGTTTAAGTTTAATTGTTGATTGTGTTTTTGGTAAATTAATAACAAATGTACCATCATCATTAGGTTGTTGACCATTAATAATTGGTAACTGGTCTAATGTTACATCTGTTTGGAATGTTTTTTTAGTTCCAGGGTCTGTAAGATTTAGAGTAATTGCAGGACCAAATCCTGTGTTTCTTAAAAATATTAGAATAGCCTCAACATCACCTTCAATAAGGTCTTCAACCCTCATATCTGGTTCATATATTTTTGCTCTTAATAAATTAAGTGTTAAATCATTCCCACCCGCCATTATAATATTTTCATCGGCAGCGGTTAAATAACCAACTTTAATTGATTTCTTTTTGTTTTTGTAGAAGATACCTTGAGAGGGTAATGGTACCACATCGTGTGGTAATGTGAAATTTTGTTGACCGTAGTCGATTGTTTGATTGTCCATATAAAAAATTTAACCGTAAAGTTTATTGCTTTACGGTTAAATATAATTAGAATTAAAAATTCGTAAATAGTATTAGTAAACTAACACACATCTATCCATTCTTAATGTTGCTGAAATTGTTGCTAAACCATCAGTGTTATATGCTAACGAATCAAAGTTAACATCTGTTAAGAATGTTCCATAAAGAATCCATTTCTCAACAACAACTCCTGTTGGGTCCAACATTTCAAGGTCAATATCTTTTTTGTAACCCGCAGCATAACCCATACGACCTGTAACTGATTCAGCATGTAAACGAACCCACTCCATAAGAGCTTGAGCCGCTGAAGGTCCAATAGGGTCACGGAATTTAACTGGGATTGTTTGCCAGTTGAATCTACCTGCAACATATGTTGAGGTGTTTAAGAATGGTATTTCCGTTGCAGCAATTGTGATGTGTGGTCTAGCCGTTGACTCAACAAACCATTCGTTTATACCCAAACTTGATGGAAACCTTAGGATAAAACGATTCTGACGTTTCGGTTCGTAAGGTATCGGCATTTTCATTAATAAATCAGCCATGTTATTTTAATTTTTTTTAAGTTCTTTTTGTTTATATCTATAAATATAGTCTTGTTAAAAAATTTTTCTCTTTACTTTTAATTTGGTGAGATTATTCTTTATTTATATTCCTTTTTAATTCCTCCAGCAGTAGAATAAGTCTTAACTATATTATCTGGTTTATCTTTAAAATGTTTACTCATTACTTCTACATTTCTTATATCATCGTCTGAAAATCCTATACTAGGTTGGTTTGGTATAAAGTTATTAGATATGTCATTTTTTATATATGCTTTTTTATTAAGTATACCAGCAATTCCTTTTATATAAGAGACAAATTCATCCATAGCTTTAACTTTTAATTCTTCAGGATTCGCAGCACTTCCTTCTCCAAAAGTAACAGGATGATATTTGTTGAGTTCTAAATATGACTTAATTAAATCATCATCACTCATATCTTCCTCATCTACAAAAGTCCTGTATTTTTTAAGGTTCTTAATTAGTTGGTCTTTATCTATACC